TACTGTAAGAAAACTTTTGCTACGTAGATCAGGAATCATTGTTATTAAATCAACTGTGACACCTGACGTAATTGAAAAATTTACAACACCTCATGGCTCACTTAGAGTAGTTTATAATCCTGAATTCTTAACTGAAAAAAATGCATGTGAAGATTTTGTAAATCCATCTATGCATATTTTTGGTGGAAATAAAGATGCTACAGAACGGTTAGAAGGAATCTATAAAGACTATAGTTTATGTAAGCCATGCCCTGTATATCACATGTCAGCTACTGATGCAAGCTTTGTAAAATATGGAATCAATTGTTTTCTTGCATCAAAGGTCACGTGGATGAATCAATTTTATGATGTTATAAAAAACTTTGGAGGCAATTATGGTATTATCAGTAATGCAATTGGAACGGATCCAAGAATTGGCGGGTCACACATTACTGTTCCTGGTTTCGATGGCAAGCGTGGTTATGGTGGTGCTTGTTTTCCGAAAGATACATCAGCATTTGCAAAGTTTGCTAAATCTTTTTCCGTTTTAGAAAAGGTTATCGAAGAGAATAATAACTATCGTAGTTGTTACGATAAAGACGAAAGAGAAAAGGCTCAGAATGTGAACTATGGTTAATTATGCAAGTATAGTTCCACTAATAGGTGGAGAAACAATCGCGATGCAAAATGTATTTGGGACAAAGCCTGAATATATATTATCGTATACGGACTTTGAAGCAAATGATAGCCAACTTCTTAATTACTACAACAATAGTGTTCCTTATTATAAGCTTGACGTGGGTGGTCTTGCACCTCACAGTGTCGATATTGTCAACACTGTTTGCCCTTGTGCTGGCCTGTCTTCCCTTTCTCCTAGCAGCAATGCTAATAGCAGCACTAATGACTGGATGGTCAAGTCAGCCGAATATGTTTTGGAATCAATCCAGCCAACAGTTTTTTGGGGAGAAAACGCTCCAAGATTAGCAAGTAAAATGGGTGAAAACGTTGTAGCTCAGCTTCGTCAACTAGCGAGGAAGAATGGTTATACCTTTAGCATTTATAAAACTAAATCTATTTTACATGGACTGAGTCAAATTAGAGATAGAGCTTTCTATTTCTTTTGGAAAGGTAATTCAGTTCCAAAATTTAATTTTTATAAAAGACCATATGAAAGAATTGAAGACGCTATTCGTTCTGCTGCAACAAATGAAGCAGATCCAATGTTTGAAACTTTAGCTAATAATAAAACTCCATCTGAAGAACCGTTTTACCAATACGTATTACAAGAAATGCATAGTGGTATCAGCCATATGGAATTTTTTAATTTAATTGAAAAAACAACTAATCCATTACATTATATTGAACAGAAAAAAGTTGATTACGAAGATGTAGCAAAGTGGATGGATGCTAATGATCATGAAAATCATGCACGAAAATGTCGTAGGATGGGTGAGAAACTAAAAGCTGGCGGCAACATTATGAGAAAAACCACAGAAATTGGTAAAGATTATATTGGAGCTTTTGTTGGTCACTTTCCAATGGAACTTACTCATCCAGATCAAGATAGATATTTGAATATTAGAGAAGCTTTGTCTATTATGAAAATGCCTAAGGATTTTCAATTAGTAGGTGGTCGAAAAAACATTAATATGATTTGTCAAAATGTTCCAGTGACTACTGCGCAAGACATGGCAGAGAATGTAAAAAGATTTATAAGTGGTGAAGCTGATTTAGTTGAGTCAGACTTTGTAATTCAAGATAATAAATCAGAAACTTTCTGGTCTGAAAAACAACCAGCAACATTAGAAGAATTTATGTAAGGAGAATCATATGTCTATTATGGATAAACTAAAAAAGAACTCAAAGTTAAGTCATACTGAAGTTCTTTCAGAATCAAAATTTTTTACTGAAAAGGATATGGTTCCAACTGACGTTCCGATGGTGAATGTTGCACTATCAGGATCAGTTGACGGTGGCCTAGCGCCTGGACTTACTGTTTTAGCTGGTCCTTCAAAACATTTTAAAACTTCATTTGCTCTTTTAATGGCTGGAGCATATATGAAAAAATATCCAGATTCTGTTATGCTATTCTATGATTCAGAGTTTGGCTCACCTCAGAGTTATTTTGAACAATTCGGTGTTGATACAAGTAGAGTATTGCATACACCTATTACAAACGTAGAAGAATTAAAGTTTGATTTAATTGGACAACTAGAAAATTTAGATAGAAATGATAAAGTCATTGTGGTTATAGATTCCATTGGTAATCTTGCTTCAAAGAAAGAAATGGAAGATACTCTTAATGAAAAATCTGTAGCAGATATGTCTCGCGCTAAAGCACTCAAAGGACTTTTCCGTATGGCAACACCTTATCTTGCTATGAAGAACATTCCTTTGCTTGCAGTAAATCATACATATAAAGAAATCGGATTATTTCCTCGAGATATTGTGGGCGGTGGCACAGGCATTTATTATTCTGCTGACAATATCTGGATTCTCGGCAGACAACAAGACAAAAAAGGTACCGAGATTCAAGGTTATCATTTTGTTATTAATGTGGAGAAGAGCAGATATGTTAAAGAAAAGTCTAAGATTCCTATTACTGTTTCCTGGGACGGCGGTGTTCGCAGCTATTCTGGGTTGCTTGACGTGGCTATTGTTGGTGGGTACGTTGTTAAACCTTCAAATGGCTGGTATGCAGCGGTTAATATGGAAACAGGTGAAATTGGCCAAAAGGTTAGGCATGATCAAACTTTAGAAAAAGAATTTTGGGATAGTATCTTTGCTGATACAGATTTTAAAGAGTTTCTGAAAAAGCAATATTCAATTGGATACCAAGACCAAGTATCAATGGATGCTATTGTAGAAGAAGTAATTGAATGAAATACAAAGAAAATATTGACTATGAATTAATACCATCATCAACAGATGATGATCATTGGAACGTAAGATTTTTAACAGGAGATTATGTTGAAACTGTAATTGCTTATGGTAAAATTTCATTGGAAGGTAATGGAGTTGGTGATACAGATACAAGGATGTCATTTAACTTAGAAATTGTTAACACGCCAGATCCAGATTTAACAGACAAAAATGAAGACTTTCAAAGTTATGCGGGTGACATATTGTTATCAATTATTTCAGAATCACTTGAAAGGCCAAAATGAATTCCATTGAACAAACTATAATTAAAAACATTATTACTAATGAAACGTTTATGAGAAAAGTCTTACCTTTTATTAAGCCAGACTATTTTGAAGGTACGTATCAAAAAATATTTAAAGAGGTTGCAAAGTTTGTTTCTAAATATAATAAGCTTCCGAATGAAGAATCATTTAAAATTGAGATTGAACAGAGTGAATCATTTACTGAAGAGCAATATCGCCATGCTGTAGAAATTATTCCACAGTTATTTGATAAAGAAGAAAGCGATCAACAATGGCTTTACGATACTGCAGAAAAATGGTGTCAAGATCGAGCTTTATATAATGCTGTCATGGAATCAATAACTATTATTGATGGTAAACACCAAAGTTTGTCTAAGAATGCTTTGCCAGAAATTTTAACTAAAGCCTTAGGTGTTTCCTTTGATACAAACATTGGACACGATTATATAGAAAATTCTGAAGAACGATATGAGTTCTATCACCGTGATGAAGAAAGACTTCCATTTGACCTTGACTTCTTTAATAAAATCACTAAAGGTGGTTTACCGAACAAAACGCTTAATATTTGTCTTGCAGGCACTGGGGTTGGTAAGTCTTTATTTATGTGTCACTGCGCTGCTTCAAATTTAACAGACAATAAAAATGTTTTGTATCTTACTATGGAAATGGCAGAAGAAAGAATTGCTGAACGTATTGATGCTAATCTTCTTGACATACCAATTGATCAAATTCCAAATTTAAGTAAGTCTATGTACGCTGAGAGAGTGACAACACTATCTAAAAAAACCAATGGTAAACTAATTATAAAAGAGTATCCGACTGGTCAAGCTAATGCAGCACACTTCCGTGCCTTGCTCAATGAGCTTAAGTTGAAACGATCATTTGAACCTGATATTATATACATCGATTATTTAAATATTTGTGCTTCAAGTAGAATGAAAGGAATGGGCGGTGCAATTAACTCGTATAACTACATTAAAGCGATTGCTGAAGAACTACGTGGCCTTGCGGTCGAGTTTGACGTACCGATCGTCTCTGCAACGCAAACGACTCGTTCTGGTTATTCTAACACAGATGTTGGGCTTGAAGATACGTCCGAGTCTTTTGGATTACCCGCTACCGCAGACCTCATGTTTGCACTTATCTCAACAGAAGAATTAGAAGGTATGGGTCAACTTGCAGTCAAACAATTAAAGAATAGATATAATGATCCAACATATAAAAAGCGTTTTGTAATTGGCGTAGATCGATCTAGAATGAAATTATATGATGTGGATGATAAAGAACAAACTTTGATAGATGATACTCCTACATTTGATAAAACAGATGTTGGAAACAAATTCGCAGATTTTAAATTAAACTAGGAGAACTAAATGCATGCACGTCTCATATCCTATAGCCAACCCTCAGGTCGTATCTACGCAGGAGAACCTGCAATCAAGGGGCTTGATAACATCCAAGACCTCATCGCTTATTGCGCCCGTGTCTCCAACCCACAAAACCAAGCTAACACCAGAACAACGGCAAAATTACTTGAGTATCTCATCAAGCACAAGCACTGGTCACCATTCGAAATGTCATCAGCCTGTATTGAAGTCGAAACAACAAGAGATATTGCCCGACAACTCCTCCGACATAGGAGCTTTAGTTTTCAAGAGTTTTCTCAGCGGTATGCTGACATCCGTGATCTTAATGACAATTTTATTATAAGAGAAGCTCGTTTACAAGACACTAAAAATCGTCAAAATAGTATAAGTACTGATGATACAGAATTGCAAATGCAATGGGAAGGATACCAACAAAGTGTTATCAATCAAGCAAAAGCTGCATACGAATGGGCAATCGAAAACGGGATCGCTAAAGAACAAGCCAGGGTTGTTTTGCCAGAAGGAAACACCGTCTCTCGTCTTTATGTTAATGGTACCATTCGTTCTTGGATACATTACATTGATCTCCGCTCGTCAAATGGAACACAAATGGAACATATCGAATTGGCAAAAGAAATAGCAAAAGCTATATCTGCAATTTATCCTAGCATTATGGAGGTGGTAGATGGGTAAAAAATTATTAACCTATTATTCAGAACTCAATGATGATTATTGTGAAGTTCATTTTGATTACAAAGAAGAATACGGTTATATTAAGTATTTCAATTCAGCTGGTAAAATTATTTTTACAGAAGATTTTAAAGGTAAATCGATTCATTATGTAAAAGATGCTGCTGAAAACTGGACAACCGGTATAAAAAAACTTAATAAAAAAACGTAAGAGATTGTTTTTAATAGTAAACTAATTGCACTTTTTCCTTTACATTCGGTAAGAACTATGGTAGTATAGTATTATAAAATGGAAAAGAGGAAAACTTAAATGTCACAATCTGTAGCATACTGGATCGAAACTAAACTTTCAAACGTAGAAAAATTGTGTGATCAAACATTTAGTTATTCAATTGAATCAGAAACAAACAGCATGAAAGAATGCTATGCTGATGATTTAAAAGATTTCAAATTAGCTATCGCATTATTTCGTCGGTCTGACGCTGAAGGACTTGCACAACATATCCAGTTTATGGATACAGCTCCGCGTGAAGAATTAGTTATAGCATTCAATAAAGATTGTGGTTCAGAATTTGTAGAACATGTTTTAGGCTATGAGTTGGCATAAAAATGAAACTATCGAGCATATTTTCCGGCGCAATAAATTGTGCAATTGTTATTTCAATTGCTACATTAGCTTCTGCAAAATCACATGATGTACAAGAATTTGTTAAATCATTTTCTGATGATGACAAATATTGCTTACAACAGAATGTTTATTTTGAAGCTCGTAATGAAAGTGTGGTTGGCCAAGCTTCTGTAGCTTGGGTTACACTAAATAGATGGAAGTCTAATAAATTTCCTAATGATGTATGTGAAGTGGTGTGGCAAAGAAAACAATTTAGCTGGACACATGACGGAAAATCAGATCGTCCTAAAGAAATGGAAGCATGGGAACGTGCTGGTCGTGTTATAAAAATGGTATTAGAAGATTATGGATGGGAAAGAGAGGATCCAACACTTGGAGCAACTCACTATCATGCAACATATGTTTCACCATATTGGACTATATCTTTATCAGAGGTTAAGAAAATCGGCACACATGTTTTTTATAAATAGTGTATATGGAGAACCTATACGTGACACCTTGTATCGGTGTTTGTCAAATCGATAAAGAAACAAAGATATGTTACGGTTGTGACAGAAGCATTGAACAAATATCTCAGTGGATTAACTATTCGCATGAGAAAAGAATGAAAATAATGAAGGAACTTGGTTATGGACAACGAAGACTCAAGCGTAGGAATAGACCCCTCGCTAACAGTAACGATTGATACATCGGATTATGAAGACTTTAAAGATTGGGGACCTACTATTACAGTCCCTATCCCTAACAGTAACGTTGATTATAAGTTCAATGAAGGTGCTCTTATTAATGAATTTAAAACGTACATTGACTCAACCTATGATGCTCATTATGCTAAAGATAAATTTCAAGCGACAGAGTTTATTGTAGATGGTGGGCATGGTACCGGATTTTGCATGGGTAATGTATTAAAGTATGCTCAGCGATATGGTAAAAAAGGAACCCATGCTGATGCAAGAAAGGATTTATTGAAGGTATTACATTATGCCCTCATCCAACTCTACATACACGATACGGAAGTATAGATCGAACTATATTGCCTATGACGGCAAGACAGGGAACGTGATAATTATATCACACAGTAAAAAAATAGTTTTTAGCCATTTACATTCTTTAGGATATATGGTTAAATAGACTGGTAGATGTTAGAGGATAGACAGGACCGCGGGGCAGTACCGCGCAGCTCCACCATAAACATATGAGAGTAGATGCACCTACTTTCCTGTGCATAGGACAAGGGCCGAAAGCCACAAGTCGTATGTTTATGATGGGGCTGAACTAGGATCGACTGGTATTTGAGTCTACGAAACACAAATGCAAACGATAACTTTGCACCATCTGATTACGCTCTAGCAGCATAACACAGGGGGAGGCCACTGCCTAGCAACAGAAGTGTGGCATATTAATCTAAAACAATATAAGGAAGTAAAATGAAAATTGCAGTATTAGCCGCAGTATCGGCAATCACGTTAGCTGCTTGCGCAGCAGAAGAAGTTCAAGCAGCAGACATTGGAGTCTTAGGGCAAACCTTGTCAATTGGAGCTACGGTAGATACAAACTATGAAACCGGAGTTGAAGAATGGTCAATGGAATTTGAACCGCATGCTGGCTGGAAAGCATGGGGAACTGATTTCAAAGTATCTAGTACTTTTGATATTTTAGAGCTGAATAGTGGCGATGATATTTTTGAAGGATTGGATTTTGAAGCAGGCTATCAGATTTTCGATGGTGTCCGCGCTTATGGCGAAGTTAGCACCGACGCTGATCTAGAGTTTGGTAACACTACTGTAGGTGTTGCATTCACATTCTAATATAAATATTAGTATCGGGTCGTTCCGTAATGAACGCGCAGGGGGCCACGGTTAGCCCCCTATTTTTATTTTAGGAGACACAATCATGTTATGGACAGCTGCCATTATGCTTTGCATACCAGAAACTGACCCAAGCTTTAATACATGTAATGTATTGTTTAATTCAAAATTTAAATATACCACAGAAGAACAATGTTATGAAGCCTTGGCTAGCCAAATGAATTTTATGATGGAAAACGAGCAAATGTTTGGTCATGTATTTGTTGAAGCTAAATGCACTCAATGGGGTGAAATACCAGGCGGTAAAGTATAAATAGATACAACTGAACTAACTTGAATACTTCGTTATTATCGTTTTATTATAATCGGTAAATGGCTAAAAACTATACGAGGTGTTTTATGATAGATCCTGTCAGCGCAGTAGCAATGGCGACAGCAGCTTTTAATGGAATTAAACAAGCGGTTGCAGTCGGTAAAGATATACAAGACATGTCAGGCCAGCTTGGACAATGGTCAAAGGCAATTTCTGATGTTAATTTCGCAGCAGAACTAGATAAAAAACCCCCCTGGTGGAAAAAGCTAGGCGGCGGCCATCAAGCAAATGCGGTTGAATCCTGGATGCAAAAGAAAAAAATAGATGAAATGCGTGAAGAACTTCGCAGCTACATTTCTTTATACTATGGTCCATCAGCATGGAAAGAAATTGTTCACATTGAAACACAAATGCGGAAAGAACAAAAAGAAAGAGAATATGCAGCAATTGAGCGGAAACAAACAATTGTAGAATGGACTGTTGGAATAGCGTTCTTTATTCTTTCGGTTGGTACAATGGTAGGACTTGTTTGGCTTTACGTTAAAAATGCTGGTTAGTATGTGGAAGAGATTTAAAAACTGGTTAACTATAGATCACTGCGTTGATTTATTTGTAGATTTACTTTTAATTATTTGGGATGTTATTTCTAGTCCTATACTTATAGTCATGAGAATATTAAGATGGTTAGTAAGTGATTGGCTAACTGCAACATTGAAGAAGTGGGCACGAGGGATAGCTCATTGGTTTGAACATAAAGCCGAATTAAGAAAAGAAAAAGGAATAAGTTTTATAAGAGCATATTGGTGGGCATTCTTTCTCGCGCCGTTTCTTTTTTTAATTCTTCTTTTTGCTGGTGCTATCATATTTGGATTAGCTGAAGGAATAGGATATGTATTAAATGATATAGAAGATATATTAAAGTAGAGGTTATAATATGTGGCTACTCGTATGGTTAGCTTTGACTAGCTCACAAGAGATGGAGACTTATCATTTAGGAAACTTTACTGATAAAGATTCATGCGTAAAAGCACTGAGTAAAGCAAAAGTGCTTATTACAAAGAACAATCAAACCCTAGACTGTTTTTGGGTTAAACTATTGGAGGAATAACCATGGACTGGTTAAAATCAAAAATTGCTTGGTTAAAATCAAAAGTTACTGAAAGATCTAGCTTAGATGGAGTAATAATGATTGGCGGCGGAGCTGCCATTATTGTCTTTCCACCTTTCGCAGAAATGATAGCATATGCTGCTATTGCTGTAGGTGCTTATACAATTTGGCGTAAAGGATAATTTAAAAATAAATTATGTCTTTTTTAATTCACCCTTTACCCCCCATCCATGTCTATGTTCGAAAGGAATATCTCTATGACTTAGAACATGGACATGGAGAATTTACTCCAGGAATCTGGATCAGTGTAAAAAGCGTAAAGTATAAAGCACTTTATTTTGAAACACTATTAACAGATTATGGTGCTCTTTATGACAAACTTCCTATATCGGCTTTCGTTTGGAAAACTGATCATGGCGAATTACTTCCGCTTGATGTTCTTCAGTTGTGGGATTGTTTTGATTACGACATCACTGTTGTCCAAAAACCAATATTGTCACGATGCGAATTTTTTGGTAAAGACAAATCTATGCATGGTGGAGATTACGAATTCACAATTGATAATTGTCACCGAGATACTTCCATCATTGACACTAACTTCAGCGAACATGACCCTGAGCACAAATCATTTAATGTTATTAGACTCGACAATGGTCAATTCGCTGCTCAGCCTAATAATAGGGTTATCTTCCGTGATAGCTCCTTAACTATAGATAACTTATTAAGACCTGACTTTAAAGTATGTACACAAAATTATGCAGTAGAAACTGAACCTAAATGGTCAGTGGGGCATACTGATGAATGGCAATATAAAACTAAAGAAGAAGCGGAAGGATGAATATTATAGTTACAGAAAAAGCTAAACAATATTTAGCGAAAGCTGGAAAGCCAAATGTATCTCTTAACGTAAAAGGTGGTGGATGCTCAGGGTTTCAGTATGAATGGGGAACGACTGATAAAGAACCTACAGTAGAAAACCTTTGGCTTGATCCAATGGCAGAAATGTTTGTGTTTGGCTGTACCATAGATTATGTAGAAGAATTGGGTGGATCTTATTTAAAGGTTGTAAATCCAAATGCAACGGCTTCGTGTGGTTGTGGTGAAAGTTTTGCGATATAAAACTAAGGAAGAAGCTAATAAATGACGTTAACTTTATCTGCAATTATGGCAACACATATCTGGATTGGAAACCACAATGCTCTTGTCAGAGTTTGCGAATATCGACCTGCAAGAAATATTTCTCGATGGTATAATCATTATCCTCCTAAAAGATATATTTCCTGGTATTCAAATTGTCCTCTTTATATTGTAGTAAAAAAGATGAAATAATTTACTGTTACCGGTAACAAAATTACTCTCACACATATATAATTATAGGCAATGAAAGGAGAGCTATATGTCACCTTGGATGCATAAAGAAGCCAATAGATTGCATTGGCTAGTAAAAGGCCATTTAATTCCTGAAGAATGGCGCAATGATGAAGTGCAAGTTATGAGCACTTATAACTCATATATGAAAAGATTATGGGGAAACTGTGAAAGAGCTGAGTACGGAATGCGTGGATTTGAAGCCGCGTGGAAAAGAAGAGAAGCCCAAGATTTTATGCAAAAAAAATGAATAAAATGCATTTTAGGGGTTTACAATCGGTTTAAAATATGGTAGTATATTCTTATTAAATGAAATGATGGAGATTATATTATGGCACATGAAGTAGAAACAATGGCATACGCTGGTGAGTTACCTTGGCACGGTCTTGGTGTAGAGGTTAGCAATGATTTGACACCAGTTCAAATGATGCAAAAAGCAGACTTAGATTGGTCTGTTGAAAAACAAAAAATCATGACTGAGTCTGGTGTTCCAGTCGGTCAAAAACAAGCTTTAGTTCGTACATCAGATAATAAAGTTCTAGATGTTGTAGGTACTGATTGGAATCCAGTACAAAACGAAGCGGCTTTCGAATTCTTCGCTGAATATGTTGCAGCAGGCGATATGGAAATGCATACCGCTGGTTCACTAAAAGGTGGACAAATGGTTTGGTCTCTTGCTAAGATCAAAGAGTCCTTTGACATCTTTGGTGAAGATACAGTAGAGTCTTACCTACTTTTCTCTAACCCTCATCAATATGGTAAGTCAATCGACATTCGATTTACACCTATCCGTGTTGTTTGCAATAACACTCTTACTCTTTCACTTAACCAAGATTCCTCACGCGCTGTCAAAGTCGGTCACCGTACAGAGTTTGATGCTGATCAAGTTAAAGAAACTCTCGGACTAGCTCATGAAAAGTTTGAAAAGTACAAAGAAATGGCTCAGTTCTTAGGTTCTCGTAAATTTTCTGTTGACTCTCTTATTCAGTATTACAATGACGTGTTCCCTAATACTTCACGTAAAACAACTGAGCGCACAGTGGAAACGTTAGATGATCTTAGCCGCGCTGCAAAATCTTGTTACGATTCATTAGAAACTCAGCCCGGCGCGCAATACGGTGCTGGTACATGGTGGCAAGCCTTTAACTCTGTAACTTTCCACACTGATCACATTCAAGGACGTAATTCTGAAAATCGTTTACACAGCCAATGGTTCGGTGGAAACCAACTACGTAAAATTAAAGCAGCAGAAAAGGCCGTTGAATACGCTAACGCTGCATAATTTTACAAAACTGTTACAGAATTTTAGTAAAGAAAAGGGTATATAGTATATGCCCTTTTTATTTTAAGGAAACAATTTATGAAAACAAAACTCTGGAAAAAGGTAAAGAAAATGGATCTAGGAAATCCCGTCATCACCGCCCTTGTTGGACTGGTGATTTTTTATATTGGTCTTAAGACATTCTCAGGTGGTATGAAATCAATGGGAAATATGGACCATCTACAATTCTTTTTAGGTAGTCCAATTTATATGTTTATTGGAGGAATCGTTATGACTCTCCTTTGGCAATCATCATCACTATCAACTACAGCAATCATTGCTTTAGTTGCATCTGGAGCTTTACCTCTTCCTGCTGCAGTTGCTGCAGTGCTTGGAGCTAACATTGGTACTACTGGTACAATATGGTTAGCTGGATTTTTTGTATCTGATGGCATGCCTAAAGGTGATACACTACGAATAGCTATAGCACATACAGGAATGAATCTAATGATGGCATTAATGCTATTACCATTTGTAGGACACATAGCAAAATACCTTGGTAGATTTTGATATAGATATTACATAATTGATTTAAAAAGAGAAATATTATGCACTTTAATTATTATTGTATTAAGGATCAACCTACAAAATTTTTCTATACTTTTATTGAGCAATATGAACAAATGACTGGTAATAGGTATTGTACCAGAAAGCATATCTTTGAAGATAAGCCAAAGAAAAAAGACAAAAACGTGATGTTCTTACAATTGGAACCTGCCACAGCATTTCTTCATGAAGAGTTTCCTTATTGGGAACACATACAATGGGGTTTAGATAATAATATAGAAATTTTTATCGACTATTCCTGGGAATTTACTGAAGCTAAATTAAGACCAGGGATAGAAGACCAGTATTTTTGGTATAAGTATAAAGATTATTTAATAGAAAATAATATCAAAATTATTTCACAGTATCTTGAATCAACGGATGCGCAATGGCCAGGGAAAACTCATCAAGATCTTCGTAAAATTGTACATAATGTGAATCTGTTTGAATATAATGTAAGAATTAACCATGAAAGAAATAACATTGAGTGGAGAATAAACGCTAGTCCAAAAGAAGTAAGCAAGAAAAAGTATTTTCTTAATTTTATTCCTGGTGAAATTAGAAAATATCCAGCAACATTAATGCTGCAAGCATTGTTTAATGAAATTGGAAAAGAGAATATATTTTATTCTACTGTATTAGGTGATTATTTTTCAAAATACATGATGACTTGGGATGATTTAGAATTTTTATGGGAACAACAAATTAAATGGTACAGTAAAGAACATCAATCATTATTTCTCCAATGTTTAAAAAATCAAGATAATTTACATCAGCATCTTCCATTTGAAGATCAATATAACATTAATAGTTTTGATCTTAATAGTAAATACAATTCGTCTGAACGTAGGATTCCTATGGGAGTATACGATAGTAAATTTAGTATTGTGGCTGAAGTGTCTTGGTCTTCTCACTTTTATACAGAAAAAACTTTTAAACATATTATGGCAGAACAGCCTTTTATAATTAGTGCTGGACCAGGGCATAATCATGGATTAAAAAGTTTAGGTTATGAGACTTATGATGATCTATTTGATTTCACATGGGAGCCTGAAAGATCTCCTAACTCCTTTGTAGGACAAGATCACAATTGTATTATAGATAATGTTAAGAGGTTGTGGGCAAATCAAGATTTATTTGATCAACCAAGTGTTCGAGAAAAAACTCAGTTTAATCGTCATCAATTATTAAGAAAAACAAACGTAAAAGCTTTTGAGCAGGAATTAAAGAAAGTATTAGAATTATGAGAATAGGATTTATTGGATTAGGAAAATTAGGTGGACCAGTAGTAGAAGCAATGGCTGAAGCTGGTCATGATGTTGTAGGTTATGATGTAAATGGAAGTGGCGTTGAGACAATTAAAGAAGCAGTTTCACGCCGTGAAATTGTATTTGTAGCGGTGCCAACACCACATGATCCACTTTATGATGGAAAATATGTATGTAGTGATTTAGAACCTAAGAACTTTGATTACTCCATTGTTCAAGAAGTTCTGAAAGAAGCTGATAAACACATGCAGCAAGATCAAATTTTAGTTTTAATATCTACTGTTTTGCCAGGAACAACTACTAAACATTTCGCCCCGCTAGTTAAGAATGCTAAGTTTGTGTACAATCCTTATCTTATTGCGATGGGTACAGTAAAGGCAGATTTCTTGAGACCTGAAATGATTATGATGGGCGGTGATTCAGATTCAATGGATAGGCTTGAAAGTTTCTATAGAGACATGTGTGATTGTGAAAGATACATTAGAGGAACATGGGAAGAATGTGAATCAGTTAAAATTTTCTACAATACATTTATTACTACAAAAATTACTCTTGCGAATATGATTCAAGATGTAGCGATGAAGATTGGAAATATGAATGTAGATGTTGTTACAGATGCTTTAGCACATTCTACAAATAGAATTATGTCTCCAAAATATATGAAAGCAGGGATGGGTGATGGTGGATCTTGCCATCCAAGAGATAACATTGCTTTGCGCTGGTTGGCTCAAGAGATTAATCTTGGATATGATTTATTCGATTCTATTATTAAAGCAAGAGAAGAACAAGCTAGAAATATGGCTAACTATTTAAAAGCATTATCTGTACTACATGGACTTCCAATTGTTATTGTAGGTAAAGGATTTAAACCAGATGTTCCGTATGAAGATGGTTCACCTTCAATTCTAGTCGCACAATTTTGTGAAGCAGAATTTGATAAATTTGATGAAGCAGCAATCTTTTTAACAGCGCATTCAAGACAAACTACATTTGGAAAACCAAATCAGGATTATGAATTTCCTGAAGGTTCAATTGTAGTAGACCCTTGGAGAGAAAGAGAAGGGGCAATTTGGTATGGAGACACATCGCCTTGATGTATTAGAACCTATTCCTGAAATAGAAAGACTTATTTACTATTTAAACTTAGTTCCACATAATGGGATTGTTTTAGAAGTAGGTACTTATTTGGGCGCAACAACAACTAGGCTAGCAGCTGCTCGGCCTGATGTCAAAATTTTTACAATTGATCCATGTGTGGATTCAGGTATGTGGGAAGGTTGTGGGGAATACGGTCAATATCCTAAAGAAGTAATACTAGGAAAATTTGGAATAATTCCAAATGAAAAAACAGTAAGAGAAAATTGTAATAGATTTCCTAACATTCATTTTATAAAAGGATATAGTCCTCAAGATTTTTTGGGTTGGGATACACCAATTGACTTATATTTTGAAGATGGAGATCATGGAAAAGTTTGGTATGGTATGTCTCACTGGGCTTCTCGTGTTAAGCCAGGTGGGTATTTAATAGCGCATGATTATCATATGCCTCAACCACGAAAATCTGTAACAGAAATATCTAACTGGCCTGATTGGGATTTTGTAGAAGAATACCGCCGTCCAGATTTAACTGAAGAGCAACACAGTAGCATAGGAGTTTTAAAAAAACGTAAGTGATTGTTTTTAAACGAAACAAAAATCAAATAAAATGCATTTTTTCCTTTACATTCGGCTCATAATATGGTAGATTAATACTATAAGGAGGATTTATCATGCAAATTAATCAAAATCGTACCGATTGTTATATCGGCACCTTCACCTTTTCAAATGAAGATCAGGCTGAACTTAAGCAAATTCGAAATATGGTTATTAATCTAAACAAAGATTTAAAAAGCTTTGGATATGAATATCGTTATTATGTAAAGTGTCAAGGTCGAGGACCTCGTCGTAGAGGTAATAGAAACTATCTACATTCTCTACCTTTAAAATTTGCAGATAAAATGGATGCTTACATCTATCGTCGTAGGTAATTTTTCTTTTTTTCTCCCACTACTAGAGGTCCTGATGGACCTCTTTTTTTATATAAATAGATAAAAATAATCTATAGGTAGATAGTAATGGATAGCTTTAAAGGATACATTTCAGAAATGGCAGCACAACAAGGATTTCAATATGAAAAAAATGCTGCAGATGCTCTGAAACCATTAGGAATTGTTCCCGGCAATTTTAGTCCTGCCGGCGCAGGACATGATCAACCAGATTTGATGATTCAGAAATACGGTATAAAGGCCGGATTAGAATTAAAAATATCTGCGGCTTCTGCTGGTTCTCTTGTTATGAAGTATGACTCGGGTACTTGGTCAATAGGTAATCCAAATGAGAAAGATGATGAAAAATTATTCATTATAAATCTCGCGAAAGATGTTGGTATCACAAAATTAATTCAACAGCAATGGAAAGAAGAACCATTTAAAGGAACTGGATTAAGTAAAAAGACTGAAGCAGAAGCAGCGCTTTCATCTAAACGTGAGAGATATGAACGTGATTTGAAAATGTTTAAAGATATTAAAGGCGAAATTCCTGCTGCAAAAATTGAACAGTACTACAATAAGAAAAAAACGTATTACGTTAATATTGGAACACATGGTTTTTATTTACTTGGAACAAAGAATCCATTAAAATTATCTGGCATTCCTAGATTCAGTAAATCAGCTAAAGCTACATATAGAGCTAGAGTCCAATATAAAGGGAAAGACAATTATCAGTTTACTTTTGAAATGCAATTTAGTATTCCAGCCGCAAAGAAATCTCCATATAATATTGCGCCAGTTAAAGCTAAAAATAATGTCAATATTGGTAACTTAGATGTAAAGTGGTTTACCGGAGGATAGTATGCCTAAGACAAGATATTTTTCAAATACAGAATGGTCAGAATCTGTTGACATTGCTAAAGGTGTTGTCGTAGGTGCTACAGTACGAAACATTTTTGGTTACCAAGTATCTGGTGATACAACCTTAAGAGCTTGTTGGGAATTTGCTAATACTAATTATGTATTTCCTACAGTAGCTCAAGTGATGACAGTGACTACTGCAAATGCAGGTGATGCTAATAAGCTTATAAAAATTGTAGGACTTGATAGTAACTATAATGAAATCTCAGAGGTTGTTGTATTAGCTGCAGCCGGTGATGTTAATACTATAAATGAATATTATAGAATTAATGATATAGTTTTAATTAGTGGTACTACAAATGTTGGATTAATTACGGTTCAAAACACTGGTAAGACAATTAAATATGGTGGGATAAGAGCTGCAGATGGAAGAAATCAAGCGAGCATTTATACTGTTCCTGATGGATTTTCATTTTACTTATATAGATTAGATGCATTTTCGTCAGACACTACTTCAGGCAAACCTGCACTATTTAGAAATTTTAGTCAAAACAAAGCTGGACAACAATATAACACTGCCCGAACAACATTCTTAAATAATATGAGTATACAAAGAAGAATGCCTTTCAGATATCAACAATGCACTGACATTCAATTTCAACTTGCAACTCTACAAGGAACACATGAACTAAGTGTTTTTGGTGAAGGTATTTTAGTTAAAAATTAAAATAATGGTTTACAAATCAAATGAAATATGGTAAAATCAGCTTATACTTAATAAAGGTAAGAAAATGGAAAGCTTTAAGCAATACATATCAGAAGAAACAGAAACACTTAATGAAAGTGCACTTAAAGCTTTACGGGTTGCTACTAAAGCCCATTCAGGACAGACACGTAAAAGCGGTGGTAAATATATTGAGCATCCAAAAGAAGTTGCTCGGTTCGTACAAAAGTTTAAAAAATCAAACAATCTTTCGGCGTTAGTACAGGCAGCCTATTTACACGATACTATTGAAGATACTGATACAACATATGCTGATTTGGTTAAACAGTTTGGTGCTCTTGTAGCTGATATGGTTCAGGAATTAACAACTGATAAAGCTGCATCTGATGCTATCGGTAAAGGTGAATACATCGCTGGTAAGATGGCTAAAATGTCAAGTTGGTCATTAGTTATTAAACTCGCGGATAGATTAGCAAACGTACAAGACATTGATACACGGCCGGCAGATTTTCAAAAGAAATACGCTGCACAGACTGCGCTTGCTATTAAACGTCTTCGTAGTGATAGATATTTGAGCAAAACACATAATAAGATCATATCA